GTTGGGCTTGCTTTGCTTCAAGTTCAAGCAATTTGTTTTCGAGTTCCTTGCAGTCCATTATTTCGCCGCCTTTTCTTCAAGCATGATTTTCGCTAGTTGCTGCAATGCTTCCCGCTCTGCTATCTGCTTCCCACGGTAGACGCCAGCGAAGAAAAAAGCCCACGCCGCAACAACAAAAACAATCGCCCTAACTAGCCCTTCATTGACGAACAACCACTCCTCAATCCAATTCAGGATATTGTATACGAGTTTAGGCATTACCACGCTCCCGCTATGTCACGATTCAATTTCGCAATCTCAGACTCTTTACCCTCAAAGCTAGCCGGTAGTTTGAGTTCGTCGATGGCGCTGTAAACCTTATCCAAAGCTTCGCGTTGCTTCGCTCCGGCATTCGCCGCGATGAATTGCGTCCACTGCTCTTGGTTCGCAATTTCACGCTTTTCGATCTTCAATGCCGCCTCCAGAAATGCAGCACGGTAGGCCGCTCGAATATTCGGAAGCGTTGAGGCTACAACGCCCTTAATGTCCTTCGGCTTTGGATCAACGTTGCCAGGTTTTTGAAATGCAAAGTAGATTGCACCCGCTGCAATGATCCACGGTAGCCAGCTGCTGTCGCCCTTACTCATCGTCGCTCGCTTCCGCTTCGATCTCTGCCTCTGCGTAGAGTTGAGCCGCCGAAGGTGCATTGGAGTATTGGGCTTGCGGGATCGCGGATAGAAACCCGTTTTCCTTCGCCCAGAAATACAACCTGATTGCCATCTGAACCAGCATAATAACCGTCACTGGGTCGAGGCCGTAAGCGGTCTTAGCGTGCTGGCGATAGGCTCGCCGAAACGCTTGCCGATCTCCGCCCGTTTCGTTGTAGATCCTGATTGCGTCATCAGGACGCCACGCTGTTTCGCATCGTTTAAACAAACTCACTTTGCCACCTCATCAGGCTTTGGCAAAGGTCGGATCGAATCGCCCACAATCCACGCTCCAACAGCAAGCACAAGCTGTTGTATCTGCTCTTCGCTCAAAGGTACTTTGTCCTTTAGCACAATCACGGCAACGACCGCAGCCGCTGCCCAAAAACGTTTCGACTTTAACAGGTCTTGCATGTTACCCTCCCTTGGTTACTCGCATTGTAGCAAGTGCTAGGGGGATTGCAAACTTTGGCTAGATGATAGATCGCTTCCGCAAATCCTCAATCCAATACTCGCCATCAGCCGCCTTAGTCTCCGCCGCGTAAACCGCAACGGCTAACGCCGCCCAGTAGTGGCTACTGACTCCAAACAATGGCCCCGGTGCCTTCTTCGTGCCCACAGCGCCGAAGCGGTCAATCAACGCTTGGCGGATGTTGGCATCCTTTGCACGCATCGAGTTGCACAAGTGCATTTTCACCGACTTCCTCGGCACTAGCCTAACTTCGGTGCCAATGGTGCCCGCTAGCCATCCGATACCGGCCACTGTGCGAAATACTTCCTGACCCACCGCCATGCCGTAGGACTCGATCCACTCGCAGGCAACGGTTTTGACCTTGCAAACCATGTCGAGTTTTTCAAACTTCGTGAAGTGGATAAAACTGTCGAACGTCTCAAGTTCAACGACCCGATTCTCATCCGCATCCCACCAAACGAAAGCATGCTCCTTCGGGCCTGGGTCGATTCCTAAAATTATGTTTTTACTCACCGCTTACCTCCTCTGAAACTCCCTCGACCATGTCCGGATGGAAGTACCGATCCTTCATAGCACCAGAATGGACTACTAACTCGACCGCAAAAAACAGCCTTGCAATTGCATGTACTAAATGCATCTCGCTTTGGTCACCTATACGATGCTCCAAAATGTGGTTTACCGCATGGTTGAGGTGATCTCGAACGCTGATCTTTTTGTGGTTATCTTCGCCGTACTTCCTCGCACCAAAGCCAACGCATTCAGCGACTAGCCGCAACGCTATTGGATCAATGCAATCGTAACGAGCTCGGACGAACGCCTGTTTGCCTGTCGTCTGTGCGTTGTCAACTGTCAAGCATTCCTTGACGGCTGGGGCAGGTTCGGCTAGCACAAGTTCGTATTCGCTGAACCAACTTCCTTGACTGCAATCTTTTAACTCGACGCAATACGGCGAACGCATTCCCGCGTTTGTCGCTGTAACAACGCAAACCACGCCATCCATCGGACTCGCTGGCGATTTAACCCGCACCCGATCCCCGACCTTAAAATTTGTTTCGCTCATTTCTTTTCCCTCGCAAAAATAAAAAATAAAACGCCATCCCTACTTACTCGCCCTTGCACTCGGCAATAGCAACATCTGGGTCTTTATTTGGATAGTAAATGTGATCGATTTTTCCATCCGCCATCAGTTCAAAAAGCGTTGCTAAATTGCGAAGCACAACCGCCGCGTTTTTGCAAAATTGCGGCATCTCTTCCGCCGTAACTCGCTCATCAATGGAATCACAGGTTTCTTTTCGCGGCATGTAATTAACAACACGCCACCCCCGCTCGCCGTCTTCCCACATCTGCAAAGGGCAGTTGTATGCCCAATACAACCCGTTCCATTGCTCCGTTGGCACAACACTCCCTGCGGACTTGAAGGGCCCGATATGATCGTCGATTTTTATTTGTTCGCTCATTTCTTCTTTCCTCTCAAAACTGGATTATCCGGCCTGACGAACTTCGCCAGTTCCTGCCTCAACTCTTCGCTCCGATCCCTAAACCGCGTACGGTCTTTCGCCGTTTTCGCAAGTTGCGATTGCAGCGACTTGATTTCGCTCGTTTACTCTGCGAGCAATGCTTGTAGATGCTCGATTTCTCTTGCCATGTCTGTTAGGCTGATTGTCATTTAAAAGTCTCCGTGAAAAGTTTCCGCGTCTCGAAACGCATCGCTGAACCGCTTACCGTCAAACTTGAGGTTAAACCGCCCTACTTTGCCGTTTCGCTGCTTCTCAAGCAACACTGCGGCATCTTGAGCGTCACGGCTTTCGCGATGCAATAACATCACAATATCCGCGTCCTGTTCGATAGCACCTGAATCCCGCAGCATGTTGATACTAGGCTCTTCACCTTCCGCCGCTCGGCCCAACTGGCATAGCACCAACAACGCGATGTTAAGCTGTTTGCTAACCCTCGCAAGTTCGCCGCTGATCTGTGTCACCCGCTCGTAAATCTTCTGATGTGGACTGCTGCCGCGAATAAGTCCAAGGTAGTCAACGATAACCAGCCTCACGCCACGCTTGGCAACTTCTGCTCTTAACCGCGATTCGATGCGAGCCATCGAGATACCCGCCGCTTGCCACACGTAAAGCGGCAACTGCTTCGCTTCGCTGCAAGCCTTTAGCATTCGCAAGCAATCCGCGTCCGTGTACGAAGCATTTTGCATTTCGCTGATACGCATGTCGGCATTCTTGACGAACTGCCGCTGGCCGATCTGCTGATTGGACATTTCGAGCGATACGAATAGCGTCTGATCGTTGTTCGCCGCGGCGTTTTGAGCGATATCCATTGCAAGAGCCGACTTGCCGATTGACGGTCTAGCGGCAAGGATCGCGTATGATCCAAGCGGTATTCCGCCACTTAGGGCCATGTCAATCTCACGAAACCCAGTCCGCACTACCGCCGCCGTTCGCCTGTTAGCTCTTGCATCTTCGAGAGTCTGAAGATAGTCGCCCATCAAGTCACCGAGATGCTGAACATCCTCGCCGCCAATGCTCTTGGCTTTGAGTAATCGCTGTTGAGCATTGCTGACCACGCTATCCGGATCGAATGCCAACGATGAAGCCTCGGTCACAGCCCACTCCAAAGCCAACAACACCCGCCGCCGCTCTGCCCATTCTGCGACTTGCTCTGAGTGGTAAACGATGTGCCCTGGTACGGTTTTCGTTACGAGGTCAGCGAAGCCAACATCGCCGCCGATCTTGTCAAAGACTCCACGCTTGCGAAGTTCCGAGAGCATCACCGATTCGCGGTGAAACTCTACGCCATCCCTAGCCATCGCTTGGAATGCTTGCCAAGCGTCCGCCATCGGTTGATGAATGAAGTCGGAAGCGTCTAAGGAATCAGCGACCGCGTAGAAGTCTCCTGGTCTGAGGATGATGCCCGCAATCAACTGCTCTTCGATTGCTCGGCATGTCTCGAAGTGGCTTGGATGTAGTGGCATTATGCTGGCTCCCAGTTTTCGTCGATAACAGGCAGGGTGGATTTTTTAGGCTTGGGTGACGTGTAGCCACCTTGCCCTACGTTACTTGGTCGATACTCAGGCTTGATGCCTTGGTACTCGTTGCCAATTGCAAACTCAATTGCATATACCAAGTGAGATGGACTGTCATAACCTCTTAGGGACTTCGATACGTTCGCCCGGCTCTTGATCTTCTTGCCGATACTCGCCCTCATCGACTCGAAGTCGCTAAGGGCTTGTCTTACTTCTGGAGTATCAAAGCCGTCCGGTATGTCCCACTCACCTAGCGAAGTTGCTTTACCTGTCCCCTTAGGGGGTAGGGGGTTATTTGTATTTGGAAGTAGGACGTTGGAAGTAGGAAGTAGGGAGCATTGCGTTGGCATTGCGTTCGCATATGCGTTCGCATTGCGTTCGCATCCGTCATTTTCCGGCCGTAATTTCGGATTACCTTTGTTTTCCTTGCTCCATCGCTGTTCCGCTGACCTTTTCGCCTTCTCGATGATCTCTAGCTTTTTCGCTCGCTCGATCTCAAGTCGCTCGTTGTACAACTCTCCAGCACTGCCAACGCATAGCTTTCGCATAACCGACCGCATATGCGTTCGCAATGCGTTCGCATCGACTCCGGCAATCTTGCAAAGTGTCGGCTCGTCGTCGGGAATTGACCCATTCGACCATTGATAGCACAACAGGCGGATGTAGATGCCGACCGCTTCTGCTTCCATGTGGTAGGTGCCCGCGATGAAGTCATCAGCGAAGAAGTCGAACGATGGCGGTTTCTTGCGTGCCATGTTAGCACCTTGTAAAAAACCCCCGGCGGATACAAGGGCTGGCACCTATAGCCGAATGGCTAAGAATGTACCCGCCGGGGAATTGTGTTGTATTGAGTCAGGTGCCAGCCAGACTTCGCTAAATTGTACTTTTCGTCAATCGCTAGGCATATGCCTAGTCGAAAGAACGCCCCGCCCCTTTCGGGGCAGGACGTGGAGGTTGATACGGTAGTTAGGTGAGACACTGGCACTTACCGCGCACCAGCTCATTCGGCGGGATTCCAACGCCATGACGTTGGCGCCTTTACCCAGGCGAGCCAACCTGTTAGGGCTAGTCGAAGAGGGTAGGTTGTTGTTGCGTCACTTGCTGATTGCCTAGAGATGCAAGATTCTTGACCGCTTGCCGATAATAACTCGGCTTGAGTTCGCACCCAACACCGCGTCGGCCTAGACTCACTGCCCCGTAGACTTCGCTGCCAACGCCCATGAAGGGGGTAAGAACTGCTTCGCCGGGATTGCTCCACATCTCGACCGCTCTTTGGATTACGTCAAGTTGTAGCGGATGCTGGTGCCTTTCGTCGCCTTCGTCCTTGCTTTCCTCGTAGGGTAAAACTCGATCCAGCCGAATATCATCCCAGAAGCATGAGGCGTAGTTTCGCCAGATCCAATGCGAGTAGCGATTCTCGGTCTGCTTCCCAGTCCATCCGCGATAGCGATGAAGCTCCGCAGGGACTTCGCGTTCGCCGTAGTATTCATGCAACCCGGTTTCGTGTGTTACCGGAATCGGATTCTCTCCACGCTTGCGAAACGGAATCAGATAGTCAGCCGCTGCAACATTGGTCAACGTCGAGTCCTCGCATATCTGACGATGTGCCAAGGCTTTCGCCATCGTGCGATTACGAACCGCCAAGGGCTCTTTCCAGATGCAAATTCGCGGTAGGTACTCAAACCCAAGTTTTTCATGCAGTCGTATGATATCGCCTGGAAAGTCTGTATACCCGCAGATATTAGCACCTTGTTTCGGCACGTCCATGCAGTGAACCGCCGAGATTCGACCGGGCTTTGTGGCTCGTGCGATGTGCTCGACGATAAAGGCATAATGCTCAAAAAACTCCGCGTACGTGCGAGCATTCGACAAGTCGCGTACGCTGCTTGAGTAGTTGTAAAGACACCCTCCGTTCTCAGTAGCGAAAGGCGGTGAATAGATGCTCATGCCTAGCGACTCATCCGGTAGCGATGTAATCCACTCAGCCGAGTCTCCGTTGTAGATTGCGTACTGATCGGTGATTACTTGCTCTGTTATAGCCATGTTTTAACCTCGCGCCTTTTGATTGAGTTTTGATTCTAAGTAGTGCCTAGTCTTTGCGTGAAGTTCAACCACCTTTTCGCGGGATGGTTGCACGTTAATAAGCAATTGATTTTTCGACCACGCCGATAAACAGGAGTATCCCTTGAATATCATGTCGACGATATTGTCGTAGCCGGTCATCAATTTCCTTGCTCTTCTGTCCGCCATGTGTTCCTCCAGAGCCTGAACCCCATCGCGTTTGGTTCCGTTTTTCACACCTTCCCCTCGCTGGTATTTCCAGAAAAACTCCTTTGCGATGGATGAATCAATCTCCGTAGACCCAGCAACAATAAACATCAGCGAAACCAATCCGCTGCCCTTAAATTTCGACTTAGGAAGTCCCCAAGAATCAACCTCGGCTATCGCTGGTGACCATATCGGAACAATGCGATACTCATTCGCACCGCCCATAGCGCCCAAGGCATGAGCCACTTTTAGGGCTGTGTTGAACTGATAATCCGAAAGCAAGCTGCTCCTGAGTATCAGCCCAGACTGGCGACAAGCACCCGAAAGCTTATCTACACTACCTTCGACTGCCGAAGAGCTATCGAAGTGAGTGTA